GCACCAACGCACGCAATACGACCCTCTTTTTCGAGGAGCGTTCCGGACAGCGAAGCCTTAGAATGTTCGCCGTAAACCGCGAAAGTAGACGGGGCAAGCAAACCCATCCTCAGGTCTGGAGCGATGTCGTCCGGCAGGATGTTGGGGTGGATATTAGTGCAGACCCCATGCTGCACCTCGACAAATGGGATGCCCAACTGATCCGACGCATGCATCAAAGCGAACGCGCCGCTGTCGGCAGCGAGAACCGCTTTTGGTTTAATCCTCTTCAGCAACGCCTTATAGAGCCGCGTTCGCCACCAGAAGACATTAAACACTCTGGAAACACGCGCGGCATGGAATGCTACGAGACCCGTTTCCGATTGGAGTACACTGGCGATCCGTTCGAAGGCTGGGTGGCGACGATAGCGCGGAGCGACACGCCCTAGTATCGCACTCAAGGCGATGATGGATGTATCATCAAACACCGGCGGAACCTTAGCCATAGCGCGAATGTCATCATAACCAGGTACGTCCGACGACGATATTTTCGCGCCCGCATCCATGCGATCGAGAATGTCATCGAAATAAATATCTCGGTATTTGTCGCCATCAAAAACGCGGAGCGCTGAGTCGAAAGTTTTGCAGACATACGCGGCCGGACGGATGCCTCTGACTACCTGAAAAGCCCCGGTTCGCAGGCTCTTCAGAATGCTCGATCTCCCCACATTTTGACGCCGAGGAGCAAGGTTTTGTAGCCCTAACGAGACCTCGAAACGCACCAACTGCCAGGGGTTAACTCCGTCGACACGCAACCCGAGCAACCCATTCCGAGTCTCAACATCACGCACAAGGCGGGAGACCTCTGCCTCTGTCATTCGTTTGTGATCAAGCATGCGCCACCGGAAGTCGTTCATGTGTATTGTCTGCGCAGGAGGTGGACATGTTCTTTCACAAGTTGTAGGTGAGATGGGCTATCTAACCTGTCTAAGTGGAAACTTCTAGCGGCAACTGCAGAAACATGATTTTTCGTCTGATAGTCGCGGCAGCGTTGTTCTTTCCAGTTGTCGGATCGTTCCTATTAGAGCTCGGGGTCTGGGGGCAAGGAATTAATCAGTTCGGCAATCCGAACGGTGCAACATTAGCCATGATAGCTTTTGTCGCAATGTTCTTGGCGGTTATCGCATGGCTTGAGCGAACGAAGCTGTTGAGCCAGCTTGGAGCAGGCCGCGCAGTTTCAGCAGATTTAGATCTAACCCCTGTTCGCTGTGCGGTGCTTCTCGTCCCGATGGCCGGATACGTGCTGTTCGTGATCGGAGGCATTCATACGATACTGGATGGCGTGGGAGCTGGCAAATTCCGGGCCGAGCTCGGCAATGGCGGCGCGCTCGGATATTTGATCCTGAAGTTCTATGCCCCCGCGCTGTTCAGCGTGACCGCATTGTGCATGGCGACCACACGCCGCTTGTCACTGTTTTCAGTCGCAAGCCTAGTGCTTTTGGCCGTCATATCCATCTCTTTTGGTTACAAGAGCGCGATTATAATGGCGCTGCTCCCCACGGCAGTCCTGCTGTTTTGGAACTGCCGCTTGCGATCTGTCCTCTATTTGGGCGGAGCAGTGACAGTAGCAATTGTCGTCTCTTATTGGTTTATGAAGCCCGACGACCAGGTGAAGATCCCGCTTCTGGCTGCCATTGGGTACCGCGCATTTGTCCTGAACGCGGAAGGCGCCTGGAAAATATGGGATATCTACAGCAGTGGCGGAGATCTCCCGAGCTACCTAAACACTCTGCCAGCAGTTTTCGGTGACCGCGTATACTCGGCCCTGACGGGCATCACGCGATCCGATCCAGAAGCCTGGGTCATGTCGCATTTCAGTTTGATGGCAACGCACCTTTCTGGCTACAAGCCCGAATATCTCCTTGCAACGGGACACAACAACAGCGCGGGCGTGATGGCGGAAGGTATCATTGCCGGCGGGGTCGCCGGGATGTTGGCGTTTGCAGCTGTTGCCGCAGTGATCACGAACGCCCTCTACCACTTTATCGAGAACCGGCTGGAAGCTCAGGATTTCGCAGCAGCGTCGGTAGCGGCGTGCTATTTCGTCTACAGCCTGATCGCATGGATGATCGGCGGAGGCGTTGTCGAAATCATTCACCTCTCCATAATCGTAGGAACGTTGAGCAGTTTTGCATTGCTCAGGTGGACCACCGGATGGAGACCATCCTGGCGCCTTCAGGAGGCATCATGACCGATCAGACCGCTTCGCTATCATATTCGCCCACCACCCTGTGGGACTGGTATCGGCGCGGCGGCGACATTCTGGTCTACCTTGCAATTTCCCTGAGCATCGCAATCTTCGTCGGCCAAGAGAGGATGATCTCTCGGGGCGATTTGGCGTATTGGCTTCTCGTCGGCCCTGCCTTGCTCATGCCGTTGCTTCGCGTCCGGCAAACGATGGAGAACCTCCTGCTTGGGGTAGCGCGCCCCATCGCCGCATTCGGCATTCTCAGCGGGGTTTGGTTCCTCTTCCAACGCGACTTTGGCGCCATCCCCCCAATCTTCCTGATCGTTTGGGTGGCTGGTTGGGCCTGCCGCTCTGAAGCAAGGATAAGCGCGAGAACTCTATTCGCCTTAACGTTGGTCTTCTATCTTGCGGGCAGCGCATCCTTCCTCATGCAGCCGCCCTATGGAAATTTCCCTTGGTTGATGGAGCATTTAGCCCAACCCGAGGCCGCCGAAGGCAACAGCGATGTTGAACTTGCAGTGCCGGAACAAGAGCGTGCTGGATTGAACATCAACGCCTGGGGCATCCTGCCAAACCAGACGGCGGTAGCATTCCAGCCATGGCGGATATCCGTAACTCCAAACATCGCCACCTCGGGGATATTCTCCCTGATGGTTCTGCTGGTGCTCGTTCGCCGCTTCAGACCGAAGCCGATCGAGGCCCTGACCGCAGTCACCGCCATTTATTTCGCGATTCTATCTTTCGTTAGGGCGGTGTTCGTCAGCATAGCACTCTTTGCGGCCACACTAGGCATTATGGCCGTATTGCCCAATCGTCCTGGCTTGCGGGTCGCTGCAGCCATGTGCATGACTGTCGGCCTGACCCTGTTCGTGGCTTTCTCTCCGTTTCTGCTTTATGCCCTGCAGGATTGGAGCATCTTGTCTCGAATGTTCCTTCGCGGGCAGACTGGCATGTCCACAGCCGATATCTATCGGCAGATGTACCGCCCGTGGCTCTGGGGCGAGCACATGAAGCTATTCTGGAGCAGCCCCTATCTAATGGGATATGGCAGCGAGCTCGCCACCAGCGCCCTCAAAAACATCATTAACGCGGGCCAGATGCGATCGGATTCCGTTTCGTTCCTAACGCGGATGATCGCAACTTATGGCATCCCAGCTTTCGGGATCATCATCTTCCTTGTTGAGCGGTGCTATCGCCATGCAAAGGACAACGACATCTGGGCCGTGGCGGTCCTGTCAGTCATGATCTGGCTGATGATGAGCTGGGGCAGCATCTTCCACCCCAGCAACGGCATGTTCGCGCTTGCGTTTCTTCTTGTCGGAAAAGGATCAAGAGCATTGGATGGCGACGCGCGCGCCCAATGATCACCACTCTTCGATCTCCACTGCATAGTTGAGGGAAAATGAGAACGCCGATCCAAGCGCATTGGCATTGATCGGCGTGAGGCCGGGGTTCCCGCTGTTCTGCACACCGATCCTCAGGAATGCATCACCGCCGAGGCCAAGCAAACTGATGTCTGCCGCAAGGGCTGTCGACAGGATCATCCTGCCCGCGATGAAGCGAAAGCTGTTCCACTGGCTGTCGATATGGACGTTACCATCAGACCCGTTGTAGCCGATCGATACGCGAGCCTCTACTGCGGACGTGGAGCCGGCAGTAGCGTCGACAACGCCATAGAGAATGTTGCCAACGCGCCAAGATCTCGCCTTGACTAGAGACAGCGATCCGAACCCCGTCAACGTCGGCGTATAAGCGACTGGTGCTGAGACAAACGGGATGTCGGCCGGGATGCCGAGCAGCGTCCTGATCGCGGCAGCATCCGAGGCCGACAGCACCTGCCTCCCTATTGCGGTCGCATTCTGGATCCTGCCTTGGTCGAGCTTTGTGTTTGCCATGTCAATCTTCCTCAGCAGGCGTTCGGGGTTGAGAGGATCAAGTTGGCGACGACATCGTGTCCGAGAGGTCCGATGTGCTGCTCATCAACGAATAGGGCTGCGTAGGCCGGCGCAGACATGGACGCTTTGAGATCCATGAAACGCTCGTACACCGGCACGTAAATCACGCCAGACATCGCACCGACTTCCTGCTGAGCAGTCAGATAGGGACCAAACCCTGCGAGCATGCCAGCGTTCTGAGTGGCAGTGGCCGACGACAGCGTCACGGTGATGCCGGCTGCCTGGGCTTGGTTGACCATCCACGCCAGGTCGTCCTTCATGCTGGCTGCTGAATAGCCATCGAAGAAGTCGTTGATGCCAGTCATGATGTGAACGGCCTGAGGCTGACGGGCCACGACATCGGCCGTGAAGCGCGCGCGCATCTCCGATGCGTTTTCACCGGGCACGCCTTTATTGAGACCAAACGCCCACCTGCGCCCGTTCTGGACCTTCGTCCGGAACGAGTCCTTTTCGGTAACCCCAGGCCTGACTGCATAGGTGACGCTATCGCCCATCCAGACGAGGTCACGCCTTACACCGGCTGGATACATACCAGAAAGGCGCAGCGTGCCTGCAGCATCATAGGGGAGCGGGCCACCGCCTCCGTTGGCTCGGTTCTGAAACAGAATGTCTGTCCTGTTGGCGAGTTGTACCGCTTGGATGTCATCGCCTGTAAATGTGATCCCCTGGGCAGCGATGACCACAGGTGTATTGATGCCAGCTGAAATATACGGCAGCCCATCCACGTACATGTCGCCCGACCCGGTGCCTCCGGTCCAGACAAGTTCGAGGTTGAAGAACACCATCCCACTCACGAGACGGTAGGTGCCAGACTGGACGCTATAGGTTGCCGTTCCCGCGACAGTGCCGCCCTTGACAACCGGCATGATGCTGCCGAACTCCCCGAAGAGGCTGACGACACTCGGGCCGAGTTTTGAATACTCGACGGACTCGTCTTCAATCTGCTCGTTGCCGACGGCCCCCAGCTGGAGTTGATCTGTCCCGACCGTGCCATCGCTGGGTGCGCCGAGCTCTCGCACTTCCGTTTGGACAACGGCCTCCCATGGGATGCCGGCCCCCGGATCATCAACGAACGTGAAGGTGTTGCCGCTGATCGTGTAGACCGACGAGGTGTGGTCCTGGATAACGCCGCCGAGCTTGATATCGATGTTGTTGATGCTACCGATCGCCACCCCGACGTTGTACGGGCCGACGTTGGCCGGCGCTCCGGTACCTGTCGTGCCGCGCGCAGACGCTCTGTTATAGGTGACGGCGCTCTGTGCGACGAGTGCCCACTCCTTCGCAGACTTTGTGAGTGCACCACCAGGCAGCGTTCCTTCTGCCCACGCCTCCGCGAGAGCCGCCGCCGCTTCAGATGCAGCCTGTATCGCCGCGCTCGCAATGTCGCTGGCGAGGCGGAACTCTGAACCGGATTTGACGCCAAGAACCTGCATCCCAGCCGTGAAAGCTCCCGCCGGGATCTCATTGCCGCTGCTCGTCTTCATCGTCAGAACGGCGTTGCCATTGAACTGGACCGTCACGGGGCTTGCGTCGTTCGCCTCGGCGACGTCGAGAATGACCATCACTCCATCAACGATAGGGAGCGCCGATGTCGCCTTGATTGCGTTGGACGTTCCCTCGCCGCTGTCGGAAGCCGGGATGAAGGAGAAGGGCAGCGGCAGTGCATAGACGAACGAGCCCGTGCCAGGTGCACCCAGCTTTCGCCAGATGCCGTTATTTGCCGGCGTCGGGTCTGCATAAACCCAAACGGTCTGATCCGGGTTGTAGGAGAGATCGGCAAACAGTTCCGCCTTCGTGGCCTTCGCCTCCGAGCCAGCCCCCACGCCGACGGCATTCAGGATCGTCTCGTACTGTGTCAGCAGCGATCTGATTTGATCCTTGCTCGGCTGATATGGGTCGGCGGAAGGCCCGTCGGCGAACACCGTCGCCGCGTTAGGGGAAAAGGCCATGTCTTTCTCCAGAAGGAAGATGAGTTAGATCGTGATCGTCGATGACGCTTGCGTCGCAGAGGGAATGCCGGAGCCGTTCTCGGCGCCGGCCCAGTATTTCCATGTCCCAACGCCGGGTGTGTCGGTGAACGAGATCGTTTGGTTGGCGGTCACGTTGTATTGGCCGATCAGCGTTGCGGCCGCGAAACTTTGCGACGTAAGGCCTCGCTTGAAGACGAGGAAACGCGTGTTGTCGTTTGCGGCCTTGGCGCTGACCGTCACGGTTCCGGCGGCGTTGCTGGTCGTCATGTTCGTCGGCACGCCCGGCGCTGTCGGATCGACCGTTGACGTAACGTTTGCGGTGATCGACCAAGGCCCGTAGTCGCCATCGGAAGCGATAAATGCCACCTGAATATCCAAGAGCTTGTTTGACGGCACGACGTTCGTGCTCATGTCGATAAAGCCGCCAGCCGGCACAGGGTTCGGGAACCGCTGCTCGATCCATGGGCCGGGCGTGCCGGAGCCCGCATCAGCGAGGCGATACCGCACGACCGGGATAAGGCTGCTGTCGGCCGGGTCGATGATGACCACACGGACATAGACGCTGTCGCCGTTGGGGCGAGCTTGAACCAGGTTGATGACCGGCGTCAGGATGCCGGCAGGGCTAGTTCGCGGTGGTGTGGAAGGCTGGCGTCCTTCGTCTGTCGCCGGGTTCCATGCGTCGATGTTGTCGGGGTGCTTCATGATATCCATCACGAAGCCACCCTGCAGTAGCGACAGGACGGATTTGCGGTTCTCGACGATCTTGCCGTCCAGCCTCGGAAGCATGTTCGGCGTCACCATGCGGACCCATCGGCTGTATACCGAATTGATACCGGAGAGACGGACGTTGATCTGCCCGGTCACCTTCTGCTGAAGGCGAAGCCAGTCACGCTTGCCGAGCCGGCGCGCCTGCCGCCACTGCTGCACCCACTGGTAATTCGCTTCCTGCGCGAGAACGCGGCCGGCGATCAGCTGAGCGGCAGTGTCCTCGAAATAATCCGTGTCGGATGTCGCATAGCCGATCTCGGGATAGCAGAATTTCGGGACGAGGCGATTGCACTCGTCCTCGAACAGCACGTCATATTCGATCTGATGTCCGACGATATCGGCATCCGTCAGTGTCGTCAGATACTTTGCCCGGAACTTGCCGACAATGAACAGCAGAGCCCCGTCGCCTCGCTCGCAGATCCAGCCATCGCAAGACGAGAGGATCGCGTTGGTCCCCGCCTTCGGGTCGTTTTCTGTCGTGTCGAAGCCATTGCACTCGTACCGGCGCTCAAAGCCTCCGCCTGCGAGCGGCACGAGCTCGTCGCAAACGTCGGCTTCTTCCTGCCACATGTCGAGCACAGGAAGGATCGCGCGCTTGTAATCCCGGCGATGACCGAACTCGTTGAAGCACTGGTGCCAGGCCATGATGACTGCGGCGTTCCGCGTCCATTGCCATGTCGCGGGGTTCTCCGGGTCCTGAAGCGGGTCGCGAAAATCCCAGCAGAGCGCCATATCGGCCTCGACCGAAAGCTGCGGCGGGCCATAAGGGAACGTCTTCTGCTGTCTCTCGGCCTTGTCGCTGGTGCAGATCATGGCAACGGATGCCTGTCCGTCCCCGCGATGATTGTTCGTCCACACTCCCGCGGAAGCAAGATCGCCCGAGATGATGGTGTAAGGTGTCTCCGGCACAAGACCTAAGCGGCTCAGGATCATGACGTTGGTTTTGTAGTTCGTACCCGGGTTGATCTCGCTGTTGACCGCGAGCGTCACCTCGTCATCGTGAAGCCAATATCGATTGACCGACTTGATACGGTGGCCGGCAATGGCCTGCACCGCGTAGAGCTTCTTGCCGATTGCCTCCCATAGCATGAAGGCGCCTGCGATCCTGTTTCGGCCGACGCCCCACCAGCGATAGGGAATGGACTGGATCTTCGGGATTTTGCCGTCTTCAGGCTTCGGCGGCTTCGGAGCGAGCAGCGCTTGAATACCGATCGAGATCGCCGTGGTCGCGATGGCGGCAGCACCCGTTGCCAGCAAGCCAGCGGTCGTCGCCGAGAACCCGAGCGACGTGAATAGTGTCGTGAACAGCGGAGTGAAGATCGGATCGTAATGCGCTGTCGTGCCACGCAGAAACCGATCCTGCCATTCCCACCGGTGAGCATCGAAATAGTGTTCGGCCTCGCTCGGGACGCTTTCATAGGTCGTCTTCAAGCTCATGCGGGCAGTCTCCACGCGGCGATGAACTCAGCCTTCGTTGCTCGGACGCCGCTCGGGTGGATGCAGGCCCATAGAGGCCCGAAGCGGATTGCACCGATCACTGCCTCGGCCTGATCTTCGAAAGTCTCTCCTGTCATGGCCTTGATGAGCCCGATATCGCCCGTGTCCGGCTCCTGGATGCGCTTGGTCTTGAGCGGCGAAAGCTGATGCTCCATGAGCGCCAGAGAGCCGCCATAGGCTTCGAGGATCTGATGGGCTTCCTCGCGGGTCCGGTATTGCCCGCGAAACTCTTCAGCAGGGTCGATATCTGTCACGCGATGCACCCATGAGGCCGGGAAGGTCAGGCAGTCGTCGCCGCCCACCCCGCCCCACCGGAACCGGTGGGGGAGCGCAAGGAAATGATGAATGTCCATGAAGCCTCAGCTAAAGACCGGCCACTTGGGCTGGATGCCGCGGGCAAGCCTTGGCGTGCCGTCGCAGAATGCGTCACTTGGGTACATCGAACGCTGCATCGCGTCCGACCAGAGAACCTTGGAAGGCCGGGAACGGGTGTTCTCGCCGGCAACCACTGCCAGGCTGAGTGAGAGCGTTGCCGTCTCCCCTTCCCGGATCGGTGGGCGCGCTTCCTTCGGATGCGATGCCACTCCGGTCCAGATCGGGATGATCTTGCTCATCGGCTGGTAGTAGCGATCGAGTGTCGTCAGTCCGACCTGAACGAGCTTGCCGCGCACCGGCGGGATGCTGTCGATCATCTTGGCCCCGGTGGCAGGGTCGATACCGGAGACCGAAAAGTCCACCGCATCGGACGTCCCGTTGACCAACACCTCGAGCGAGGGAACGCCGATCAGTCGTCCGCCGCCAAGATAGACCGTCCCGTCAGGGTCGATGCCATCGAAGCCGATCGGCACGTCATTGACGCCGAACCACATGTGCAGCGCCGGTTCCGTGTCGATGCGCAGGAACACGCCGAGCTGGTGACTGCCTCGCATCTCCTCGATGACCTCGGCCGGCACATATTGAGCCGAATATGCCATCAGAATGCTTCCGTGAACTGCACCGTCGGACGGGATGAATACCAGCCCCGATAGGTCCAAGGCACGGTGACGCCCTTCGGCAGCTTCATCACGCAGCGCGGGCGGGCGAGCTCGACGCGAGTGCCCGCGGTGACCGCCTCACGCAGCGGAGGGCTGAGCGCCAGCCGATAAATCGGGTGGGCGTCATCGCTCTTGTCGACCACCTCCCAGTGACGATAGACACGCCAGCCTTTTGTCGGGTGATAGATCGAAAACCAGTCCGACCAACGGAGGTCTCTGGCTGCATCAAATACCTGCATGGAGATGATGCCAGCATTAAGCGGCGCATCCTCTCTCACCTCGCCGTAAACGGTCGCCTGCGAGTATCCGGAGCCATCCGAGAACAGAGCGCCGTCCGAATGCGGAATGCCCTTGACGATGGGCCGGCGTGTGTTCCGGATGATCGGGAAAGGCCCGATCTTGTCGTTGACGATCGGCACATTGATGAAGCGGAAGCCGCCATTGAGGCGGGCACCGAGCCAGTTCAGCACCTCGAAGCGCTCGTCAGGGCCTTCCAGCACCATGTTCGAATAGGTGGCGGTGATGATGCCGCCGCCTGATGTTTCGATGCTGATCGGCTCCCCTACCCCATTGACGCCACCGTCGAGGCCGCTTCCGGGATTATCGAAGCTTGCTTCGGTCGGCCGCAGAAAATCCACGGGGAACATCGGCTGATCGGTATAGGTCGCCATCCTCAGCCCACCCGTGAATTGAATTTCTTCTGCGTGCTTCCGAAGCCGCCGCGCGCTTGGTCGATCTTGTCCTGGTAGAGCGCTTCCTGCGCACCCTGCCGGGCGAGTTCGCGCACATGCTCGTCGCCGCTTCCACCGTGGACATGGACTTCCAGCTTACGAGGCGAGGAAGAGCCGTTGTCGTTGCCGGCTCCCATCATCTGGGCGCTGCGGTTGGTGTTGAAGACCTGCGAGCCCTGCGGCAGGTTCACAAGCTCAGGGCCGCGCTCGCCGACGATCGACAAACCGCCCGGCGCATAGTTCGTGCCGTCGGCATAGAGACCGATACCGCCGAGCTTCCATGCGCTCGCGAACTGCGCGGAAGACGAGAAAATGCTCTTGCCTATGCCCGATAGAGCACTCAAGAGCCCACCGCCTCCGCCCGCCGCGCTCGTGCTGAGGGTCGTCCCAAGTTGGCCGAGGCCGTTCCCCAACTGGCCCAGACTGCCGGTCGCTTTGTCAGCGGTGCCGCCGAACTTCGCTAAAGCCGCTTCGGCGCCATCGAGCCGCCCCGTGAAGTTATGAGCGCCTTCAGGGTTGCTCCAAGAGAAGCCCTGCGGCCGCTCGAAACCCGCAAAGGCAGCAGTTGCGCTGCGCACGTCAGGTGCAGCCCTCAGCGCGTTCCATGCTTTGCTTTCCGGCCCCATCAGTTCCGAGTAGGCGAATTGATGTTGCGCTAGCTCATTGCCGAGGTTTCCTCGACCACCAATCGCATTTAGCAGGGATGGCGACCGGTCGTTCCACTGATAGAGACCTAGCGCTTTACCGGCATCTCCGACCGCTTTCGGGTTGAACGAACTCTCCGCGCCGATGTTACCGAGGACGCCCGCCACTTGGTGATCAGCGAGTCCCTTCGATTTCCAGAAGTTCCAAGCGAGGGAAGCGCCATCGCCAAGCGGAGCACGGGTTACCGGGATGACTGGCGCCTTCCCCATATTGTCGTTCGCGGCGCCACCGAGAACCGATGTTGCGAGCGATGCCGCCCCCGAGATCGATCCGCCGCCTTTACCTCCGGTGAAAAGTCCTGAAATCAGATTGCCGATGCTGTCGAAGAATTTCTTCCACAAATCGTTCGCCTGACTGGTAATGGCCGCTTCGAACCCCTTCAGGAATGCTTTGCCGATATCATGGCTGCCCGAGATTAACTCGCTGCTGAAAGCCGTCCCGAAATCGTTTGCAATCTCCTTGGCCTGCTGGCCTCGTAGCTGCTGCCGGATGGCCTCGGCTTCAGGTGATTTCAGATCCTCGTTGAAGCCATAACGGTTCAGCGTGGTTGCCACCTGCTGATCCATGGCGCTGCGCTCGGCCTGGCGCTGTTGGAAGCTGATGTCGAGCCAGAAGTCGGCCTTTGCCTCCTGTGCACGGCGGTAGGCCTTTTCGAGGTCGGTTACCTTGTCGGTCTGGTCGTCGATCTCGAAGAAATTCGGCTTCTGGCCGGGTACCGGGACATTCACCAGTTTGCCGTCACCGTTCATGATCGTCGGCGCACCGGGATCCTGGTCAAGCTCAAGCGGCCGGCGGTTCGGCGTTGGCACGTTCGACGGAATGAAATCCGAGGGGCGGAAGGTCCGGCCCCCGTCGGTGAAGGTCGCACCGGTAACGATATCCTGCACGTTCGAACCGCCGGCGATCGCCTTGATCCACTCGGTGCGGGCCTTCTGCGCTGCCTCGACGCCGCGATAGATGGACTCCGTCACTTTGTCGAAGGCTGCCTGGAAATCCAGAACGGCAGGCACGCCATACTGACTTACAGCATTCGCCAGTTCGGTCTGGACCCGATTGAGGTCGGCCATCGAGGCCGTGCCATCGTCCAAGCGGTCGCGAAGGTCGCCCCAAGCCTCTCGCAGGTCGCGGATGACAACCGCATTGCGAGGATCGCCCTGGAGTGCTCGGAAAGCCGCCACGCCCTGCTTCTGGATGGAGTCGAGGTTTTCCGACAGGCCGTCCAGTTCACGGCCGGCAAGGATCTCTCCCGCCTGCCTGCCCTGCGTGAGCTTGTCGGCACGGTCGAGCTGATCGACATATGCCTTCAGCGCCGGGGTCGCATCGCCCCAGAGTTCGGCCGCGCGTCGGATGACCTCGTTCTGCTCTTCGAAGAGCTTGCTGGTCTTCCCTGTGCCGCTTTCCGCCGTCGTGAAATACTGAACGAGCGCCGCAACGCCGGCAGTCAGACCGATCGTCACCAGAGAGACCGGGTTGATCAGCGAGCCGAAGGCAGCCGCAAGGCCTGCGACAGGTCGTTCCATCGTGCCGAGAACGGAAGCAAGCTGCGTACCTTGCTGAAGGCCGATCATGAGTGGGTTCATGCCCATGGCCGCGGTGACAGCGATATCTTGAAACTGGTAGCCCGCGTTGATGCCGGCTGCGCGCTGCGCTCCGGAGACGTTGTTGCTGTTCGCAGCCTTCACGGCAGCGCCGGCAGACGCCGCGGACGTGCGGAGCTTCTCGTATGCCTGCCGCTCCCGATCGAGCGCCTGCGTCATCTGCTGGGCATTGATGACACCGATCTTATGCGCCCGCTCAATTTCGCCGATCGCTGTCTCGTAATTCCTCGTCGCCTGAGCGAGGGGCTGGTACTTCAGCGTCAGTCGCTCGACCTCCATGCGGAAGGCGCGGACATGGTCGTCCTGGTCGGCGAGAGACTTCGCCATCCGCTCGATCGGAGGAGCGGCCTTGTTGGCGCCGTCGGCAGCGCGGGAGAGAGCGCCGCCAAGCGATGCCGCTTCAGTTTCGAGCTTGTCAGCGGCCTGCTGCGTGCGGTTGGCGGCAGCCGTCAGCCGGTCAAGATCAGCAGCGCCGGAAACGGCCTGCGAACTATCAATCTTGAAGCCAAGCGTTGCCTCGGTCATGCGTCACTTCCGTTTATTGGGGAAAATGGCATCGAACAGTCTGCTGGTCAGTGGGCGTTCCGAGACCTGCTGTTCGGGCTCTTCCTTGTCGACTGCCTTCTGAGCCGCGACTTCCCGACGTTTCAGGTCCATGGCGATGATGGCGTCTATCTGCCATTGGAGCAGCGTCACGCCTCGAAGCCGTGCCCACTCTCCGATCGCCTGAAACCCGATAGGATTCATCCCGAAGCCATTGCCCGAACGCTGGCAATCGAGTTCGCGGAACCAGTACCAGACCTGTTCGCCTGCCACCGGTACCGCGATTTTCCTTCCTTCGTGCTGATCGACGATGAGGCGGCAAAGCCTCTCGATCAGCTTTTGGTAAAAGAGCTGCGGCGAACCGCCCTCACCTCGACCTGGTCGCGGATGATCCTGAACTTGGCATAGAGGTTGCGGACATTTTCTTCCGAGAACGGAATTACCTGGCCGCCGATCTTCGGATTGGGCGACCAGTGTGTGGTCGACTTCGCGAGGATGGCGATCATGCGCTCGTCTGCGTCATCCGTTGCATCGGCCGCGGGATCGAGACTGGAGCGCTCGGCAGCCTTCTTTGCAAAGTCGGCTGCAACATCCCGCATGGCTTTCTGCATGCGATCGCTGTCAGGACCGACAAAGCCGATCTTAAGGCCGATCGGCTTGCCCTGCTCATTGAGGATATCGATCTCGATGCCCTGCTCCTGGGATTGGAGCAAGGATTCGAGGCCGGAGAGGTCGGCGAATTCTTCAGCGGCCATCAAGCACCTACCGGAGCGACGGTTATAACCGGGCTGTTGATTTCGACGTTGCCCTGCAGAAGGCGAGCTGTGTTCGCGCCGCCGCCGTTCTCCTGGGCCGTCATGACGATGCCGTAGAAGAACTTGGTGGTGCCGGCAGGAACCGTGGAGATCGTGTGGACGCCCGACTGCGTGCCGGTGGTGGTGATCGCCGCGCCGCCAGGAGTGGCCGACAGGGTGATGGTGTTGGCGTCGGTGACCGTCTTCACATAGTAGGTGGTGCCGGCAGTCAGACCGGTCGGCAGCGCGCCGGTGGTCGAGAGCTTGACCGGGTCATTGACCTGGCGGCCGTGGCCCGTCCATGTGATCACGCCCGGCGAAGCGATCGTGATGGTGGCCACACCGGAAGCGACCGGCGGCGCATCGTCGAAGGCCAGCTTGAACGGATAGTTAAAGTCCGTGTTCTCGGCGGCGATCAGAGCGATCTGGCCGGGATCGTTCGGCATGATGATGAAGTTGTTCTGCATCGAGCCGGCGTTTCGCGTGCCCTTTGCCTTCAGCGTCCGTCCGGAGGAAATCACGTCTTCGGAAATGAGCGTTGCGGCGTCGCCGATGGCGCCCATCGTCTGCCAGCCCTTGAGCTCGGTCCAGGTGACGGAAGCAAAGTCGGTCGCGTCGATGTCGGCATCATCGGGAACGGTGTTGACAGCAGGGCCGATATAGATCTTCGCGCCCGCCACAGGGTAGAGCTGAGGCATGATGGTTTCCTTTATGTCTGATCGCGCACTTGCCTAAGGTGCAATGAGGCAGGCCAATCAGGCCGGAACGAATGGGTATGTTTTCCAGAAGGCCGTCACCGGCACTTGGAAGTGGGTTTCGCTGG